CGATGTCCTCCTAGCGCATGGTGCCGACGCGCTCAAGTCCTGTGTTGCCTCCGCCCTGCCTTACCCCATCGAGGGCATTGTGGACCCGCAAGAACTCCGGGTGGCGTATGACAACCACTACGCCGTAGGACGCCAGCCTGGTGCCTCGACCGGTTGGTCAAACCTCGACGTGCTCTACACCGTCAAAGAGGGCCAGATGACGATTGTGACGGGCATTCCGGGTTCCGGGAAATCGACGTTCCTCGATGCGATGATCATCAATCTGGCACAGCGGCAGGGATGGTCATTCGCCGTCTACAGCCCAGAGAACTATCCACCGCATGACCACTACGGTCGACTGGCGACGACCTACATCGGCGCGCCGTTTCTCGATGGGCCAACACCACGCATGTCTCTCGCAGACACAGACGCGGCCTTTGGGTTCCTGACTGACCACTACATCCAACTCAATCCAGCCGATCCGACCATCGACCGGGTGCTCGAACTGGCGGCGATCGAAGTTTTTCGCCACGGTGTCCGCGGCATCGTGATCGACCCGTGGAATGAACTCGCGTATAGCCGACCGGCTGGCCTGACTGAGACGGAGTACATCTCACTCGTCCTCACGAGGATACGGACCTTTGCCCGCGAACGAGGCGTTCACGTCTGGGTGGTTGCCCACCCGACGAAGCTCGTCAAAGAGGTGGAATCGAAGCAATACCCAGTGGTCAGTCCATATGACATCAGCGGTAGCGCCCACTGGTTCTCGAAAGCGGACGCCATTCTCTCGGTTTGGCGAGACAAACTCGACGAGGACAAGCCCGTCTCGATTCATGTGCAGAAAATCCGATTCCGTGAGATCGGGAAGATTGGGGAGGCCCATCTGTATTTCGACACGGTGACGAGTCGCTACCGAGAGTTTCGTGTGGGGAGTTCTTGACATGGCCCGTTCGTCGAAGTTTCTCGACATCGAGGGATTGGTCAATCCAGAGTGGCTGGTCGAGAAGGTCATGGACCTCTATGACCACCCGCTCGGTGGAATCTTTGACGTGCTTGATTACGCCCAGCATGCCGCGAGGGAAAGAGGGGATGAGTGTGTGGTGATGCAAGCGAAAGACGCCTTCACTCGACTCGCCGAGCACATCGAACAAGCATTCAACTATCGCTATCAGGACGGGTTCAACGCCAACTTGTCGCATGTCGTTGACCTGCTGACCGTCGAGGAAGAAGCGGCAACGGCCCGCGGCGAGGTCTTCGATGCGGCGCTGCTGGCCCTGGCCCGAGAGGCGGTACTACGGGTGGCAATGGGGGCGCGGGTGGAAGAAACGCCGGAGCATGGGGAGGCCGCGTGATGACATTCAACCCCAAGAGCGGCGACCTGATGCCGCAGAAACCGAAGCGGCGACCACCGGACAAACGGACCCCCGAGGAAGCGTTACGGGACCTGGCGCTACTGCTGGACCCACCACCGCCAGCCGGCACGTTGCGGTATCGGTTGTGGCTGAAGCGACGAAAGGGGGTGGCTGATGGCGAGCCGAGGGCCCTATGAGGTCCTTGCCGATGGCGACCTTCTCGACGCATTCCGTCGGCCGGACCATGCTCGAAGTCACGCGCGGCGCATCTATGACGGACGGTGTGACATCGAAGTGATTGACCGTCGTGACGGGTCGCTCGTGTGGTCATCCGTCACTGACCTGGGCGAGCGATCGTGGTGGAGCGGATGCGCCGACCCCAACGTTGACCCTGACGATGATGGTGATGAGGACGAATGATGACCACGAACCGGCCCGACTGGCGAAAGCTCCTGGAGTTTGTCACCTACTACGAACCCGTCAACGATACCTGGGTCTGCCAGGCGGTCCTGCGACACGACAAGGGGCGGCGGGTGGTGCTGATCGTGTCTCAGAGATCGCCAGAGTCATCTCAGCGGATCATCGTGGGCACGGCGAAACAGTTGACATGGTGCCGCGAAGGCACCGGCAAGGCGGCACGGTGGTTGCCTGTTGTGGAGGGAGAGTGATGACGATCAAACTCGGAGATTTTGTGAAGACCGTTGACGATACCGGGGCCGTCTGCCGTGGTGACGTGATGATGGTCTCGACTGATGAGCCACTGGACGCGGATCGCTACCTCGTCTGCTTTCCAGCCGGTCGGGCCACGATCAATGATTACGATGCGCGGGTGTGGCTCCCGGCGTCGCGGTTGATGAAGCTTCCGAAGCGGCTGCATCCCCTGGCGCGGTCAGCAGGCGGTGTTGAGCGATGAGGAACACCATGACCCTGGAAGAACGTGAGCGTTGGGGCCAAATGGTTCGTGCGGAATGGGTTGTCTACTGTCGAGCAACCGGCGACACGAAGCCCTCCCATCTCATGCCGTGGGAAGGCATCAGTGACTGGGGTCAGGAGGCTGACCGGCGCATCGGTACCGCCGTTGCTCTTGCCGCCGTCGAGGCTGAGCGAGAACGGGTGCGGGTGCTGATTGATTCCGCGCAACGTGTGGTCGGCCGAGGTTTTACGGGTGCTCAGGGGCGCATCTTTTGTGTTCCAGATCATGAGATGAATGGACTTCGCGGGGCCCTCGACGCGATCACCGCGTCAGCGGACCAGGCGGAGACGACGACGAATGGGGGCGAATGATGGCGAGTGAGCAGGAAGTAGAGACGACCACGACGGGACCATCTATCGTCTGCACCGGATGCGGACACCCGAAGAACCTCGCCGTGTTCATGGGGACCTACTTCTGCCCGGCGTGCATTGCGTCGCTGCAACAGTCAGGACTTGGAGATGAGGTAGATGATGCCGCTCAGGCTGAGGCGAGGCGAAAGGTGCGTGAGTCATGGCTGTGATGGCGACGCGATTGACCATAACTATTCCTGGCCCGGTGCCACGGGAACTCTCGCCCAACGCGAGTTGGAATGTGCCAAAGGGGATGAAGAATCGGCTCAAGGACGAGATGGCCAAGTCGTGGTACTTCAGCGCACTCGCCGCCGCATGGGACGGAGAAACGTATGCAACGACGGAATCTCCGTTGATGCCCGATGGCCCGGTGCGTTGTCAGCTCACCTACTACCGCCCCAAGAGGGGGAAGGAGTGGGACGGGGACAATCTTCTGAGCACCGCAAAATTTGGGCTTGACCAGCTCCAGCAAGCGGGCATCGTAGCGAATGATCGCCAGTTGAAACATCAGCCGGTGCGTTTCGGTAAAGACCCGGCAGGCGTCGGGTATCTCGTGGTGGAACTGGAGGGGGAGACGACATGACCGACATGACCGACGATGACAAACGAGAGCTCACGTCCCTCCGCGACCGGGCGGCGATGTCTCGCCGGAGCGCAAGTTTGCTGGCCCTGCTACTGCGAGACATGGTTGTGCCTCATGCAATCGATGAAGTGAGAGCCAACCTCATCTACACAGAAGGCCGGGCGGATCGGCTCACAGCGCGGGCCGATCAGTTGGAGTCTGCGATGAAAGGGGAAACGCCATGACCGACACGGCGACGACGGACACGACGTTTATGCGCCGGGTCGAATCGGAGAGAGCCCACCAGCAAAGGCAATGGGGTGACGGCCACGACGACACGCACACATCGGCGGACTGGGGGCTGATCGTCCTGCGCTATGCCGGGAGGTTGGCAGAGACGCTGGAGCACTACCCGAAGAACTATCGCATTCAGGGGGCATCGTTTGACTCACTGGAAGGCACACGAGACGCGGCGGTCAAGCTGGCAGCGGTCTGTGCTGCGATCAGTGACCGGATTGACCGGGCGTTGAAGGAGACGACATGACCGACACCGCGACACTCTATACCGGACCGCTTGCTGAAGTGCGGGCAGCCTTCGAATCACTGGTCCTCACCCGAGACCAGCACATGCACAGGCAGCGCAATGACGACAGCGACGATGACGATGACTTCGTCATTGCGCTTGAGGATCGGCTGGATACGTGCTGGCAGCGATGGGACGCGGCACTGATTGACGTGGAGCGGCGACTGATGGAGGTAGGGTCGTGAGCACCGACACCGCGACGACAGAAACGGACCTGGGGAAAGTGCTCCGGGATCAAATGTTTCGTAAGTATCGGGACGTTGAGCATGACCCGGACTACGTGAAGTGGGAGGACATTGACGGCGATATTCGCGCTGAGTATGTGGCTGGAGCCGCCGCCGTCCGGGCCGAGGTCGAGCGGGAGTTGGTGGGGCGGGTGGAGCGACTGGCGAACAACGAATACATGACGGTCGCCCCGATGGGATACGTGAACGGTGTCTCTGCTGCCCTCGCCGCGCTGAAGGGCCAGGATGAGACAAACGAGGCGATACCCGAGTGACCCCGCTCCCCTGCCATCCCACCTGCGGCACCGACACCCACCGCACCATCCTCGGCGACATCGACGACCGGGGCACGCTGCATCCGCGCTCCGGCGTCGAGGTGCGGTTCGTTCCGCGCTTTCGCAAGACGGTGCTCGTTTGTCCAGCGTGCGATCGGTGGGTGGAGTGGCTGGGTTTGGTTCAGGTGCGGGCTGCGGCATGATGTAAGATAGAGCAAGAATCAAGGTGTAGAGGGCACGGCCCCCGTCGACGCGCGAGTAGCGCATCGGTTGGGGTCGTTTTCGTTGCCACGAAGACTGTTTCAAGTGTCCGATTTGTCGACATTCCGTCCGATTCTGAAGGGCGCCGATCTTGGCCAATCGCACAATCCGCACACCAGAAAAAGGGGATCGGCTCATTCGCCAGTTTGAGCTCGGCAAGAGCGTGTCGGCTGCCTGTCGGGCGGAACGCATTGGTCGTCGCACCTACTACGACTGGCGCACAGAGGATCCTGACTTCGCCGCCCGTGCTGATGCCGCCATCGAGGCCGGGACCGATCGACTAGAGGATCAACTCTTCGTTCGCGCCGCCAAAAACGACACCACCGCGGCGATCTTCCTGCTCAAGGCGCGTCGCCCGGACAAGTACCGCGAGACGGTCCGGAGGGAGCTCACGGGTGCGGATGGCGGACCGATTCAACACGAGTACCGCGATCTCAGCGTCTTCGACGATGATGAGCTGGCCTCCCTTCGCTCCCTCAAGCGCAAACAGCTTGCGGCGCGTGGCGCCCGCTGATGGTGGCGCAGACCGTCCTCGACGACTACTCACTCGTTGAGCTCGACGCCGAGGCGGCACGCCGTGCCCGGACCTGGTTTGCCTGGCTGAACGCGGTTTACCCCGAGCATGTCGCCGATGGCTTCGCGCCCTTCCACGCCGAGTTCTGGGATTGGGTCTGGGCGATTGAGGCGGACACGCGGTCCCGGCCCTTCGTCGCCATCTGGCCGCGTGGCTGGGGCAAGAGCACGAGCGCTGAGCTGGCCTGTGCGGCCGTCGCGGCACGCGGCACCCGCCGCTATGTTCTCTTCGTCTCGGAGACGCAGGAGCAGGCGGACGACCATGTGAGCAACGTCGCGGCCATGCTGGAGTCCGACACCCTCGCGGCTCTGGCGCCGACAGTGGCTGAGCGCCGACTCGGCAAGCACGGCAACGCCCGTGGATGGCGCCGCAACCGGTTGACGACGGCGAGCGGCTTCACCCTCGACGCGATCGGACTCGACACCGCCGCCCGTGGCGTCAAGATGGACGCGGCGCGGCCGGACCTGATGATCTTCGACGACCTCGACGGGAAGATGGATAGCCCGGCGACGACCGAGCGGAAGATCACGACGCTCACCCACACCCTGATCCCGGCAGGGTCCGATGCTCCCGCCGTCCTCGCCGTCCAGAACCTCGTGCTGCCTGATGGCATCTTCGCCCGGCTCGCGGACGGACGCGCGGAGTTCCTGGCAGACCGCACCGTGTCCGGTCCGCACCCTGCCATTACCGGATTGACGCATGAGCAACGTGAAGGCCGGACGGTCCTGACCGGCGGCGAGCCAACCTGGGCGGCGATGGGGCTCGATGTCTGCCAGGCCAAGATCGACGAGATGGGAATCACCGCCTTTCGAGCCGAGTGCCAGCACGATGTCGAGGCACCCGCCGGCGGGATGTTCGATCACCTGGAGTTTCGGCATTGCACCTGGTCCGAGCTGCCCGATTTGGTCCGCACCGTCGTTTGGGTCGATCCCGCCGTCACCGACACCGATCAGAGCGACAGCCACGGGATCCAGGCGGACGGTCTGGCGCCGGATGGCACGATCTACCGTCTCTGGTCCTGGGAACACCGCACAACCCCCATGGACAGCCTGCAACGCGCCATCCTCAAGGCGGTCGAGATCGGCGCGGAGGCGGTCGGCGTCGAGACGGACCAGGGCGGCGATACCTGGGAGTCGACCTACCGCGAGGCGGCGCGGCCGCTGATCGAGGCGGGGCGCATCACCGCGGCGCCGGCATTCCGAAGCGCCAAAGCGGGCAGCGGCCATGGGCCAAAGGCGCACCGGGCGGGCAAGATGCTGGCTGTCTACGAGCGGGGTGGCTTCGTCCACGTCATCGGCACCCACGAGACGCTTGAGCGGGCGCTGCGGCGCTTCCCGCGCACGAAGCCCTTCGATGTGGTCGACGCTGCTTACTGGTCGTTCGTGGACCTGGCAGGGGTCGGCGTGGCGAAAGCGAGGGTGTGGTAATGAAACTCCTCGAAACCCTGGGCTTTCGTGATACCAGGCAGGACCTCGACACCCGGATCGACTCCAGCGCCCGGCACGTCCGGTCACTCGGCGATACGGTTGCTCCGGGGTGGAGTGGAAAGCCAACGTGGCCGGTTGATTCGATTCCGGTGCTGACAACTCAGGGCTATCGGAAGTGCGTCACCGCGTTCGCCTGTATTAACATCATCGCCGCCGCCGTTGCCGAGACGAAGGCGACGTTGCGGGTCTACCAGGACCAGGGTGAAGGGAAGCGCGACGAGCTCCTCGATCATCCGGTCCGCGCCCTGATGCAGCGCCCCAACCCGACCAAAAGCGAGGGCGAGTTCCTGTCGTTGATGGTCCGCCTCGCCGCCATCTCCGGCTTCTGTGCTGTGGAGAAGGTGCGCTCCCAGGCCGGTCGCGTCGTCGAGCTCTGGCATCTGCGATCCGATCGAATAAAACCGGTCCTCCACGACCAAGCACCGCCGTCCTGGCAGTACACGGTGCCCGGTCATCCCCAGAGCCCGTTCACGATTCCCGCTGAGGATGTCGCCCTCTTCACCTACATGGACGACGTCGACCTCTCGATCACGGGAGATACACCACTGCGGGCCATCCTCCGCGAGGCGGGCATCCTCCATAGCCTCACCGACTTCATCAAGCTCCTCTTAGAGCGCGGTGGCATCCCGCCCTTCGTTCTGGTGGTGGACACGCCGACACCGACCAGTGATAACGGGATCTCGCAGCCGAGGGCAGCACTCTCGCCGGAAGAGGTGGAGTACATCCGAGAGCAGATGCGACAGCGCTACGGGGGCTACCAGAATTGGACCGGGCCCGCGGTGCTCGAAGGGGCTCGCATCGAGCGGGTCGGTCTCGATCTCAACGAGCTGGCACATAAGGACTTGCGGGATGTGATCGACCTCTCGGTCTGCTCTGCCTTCCGGGTGCCGCCAATCCTCGTCCAGGTGCTGGCCGGGATCGAGACGAGCTACGGGCTGGCGTTCGAGCAGAGCATGCGGGCACTCCAGCTCTACACCGCGGAGCCGTTGCGCGATCGGATCGACGGCGCCCTCTCCCGCTCGCTGCTGCCGGAGATCGATCCGCGCCCGAACGTCTCGCTGGAGTTCGACACGAGCCGCGTGGAGGCGCTCCAGGAGAACGCCGACGCCGTCCACAACCGGGCGCGGGCCGACTTCACCGCGGGTGGTATGACCCTCAACGACTTCCGGCGCCGCATCGGCGAGGACGCGATCGGGGGCGACCTCGGCAACAGTCTCTTCCTGCCGTTCAGCGTGGTACCGACGCTGGCCACGGGTGGGGCGCTGCCGAGTGAGGAGGGTCGGTCGGGGGTGCGGGCGATCGCGTCACGAACAGCCGGACCCGAGCAGACGCGCGCGGCCATCGGTGCCAGCAACAAGGCCACGATCGTCCGCCTGGGCAATCGCTACGCGCCACCGCTGCGAGCGTTCTGGAAGAGCCAAGGTCAGCGCATTGTTGAGGCGGCGAAACGGAGTGCCCGGGAGTCGATCATTCATCGCAATGCCGATGGCCGGCCGTTCGTTGTTGGTTTTGGGAATGCCCCAACGCATGCCGAGTCGCGCGCCATGGAAGACATCGACTGGGAGGATGAGCTACGCCTGCTGAGCGAGACCCTCGTTAAACTGCACAGTGGCGTTGGGGCGGCCGCGTGGCAGGCAGCTTCTGCACAGCTCGGCATTGAGCTGGACTGGTCGCTCGCCAACCCCAACGTCCGGTCGGTGCTTAATCAGCTGGCCGGCCAGATCAAGGCTATCGACGCCACGACCCGGACGGACGTGCAGCGCATTGTCGGCGAATCGCTCGACGAGGGCGTGACGCTCGACGAGCTGGCCGATCGGCTGACGGGTCTGTTTGAGGAGAGCTATCACGGGCGGGCGTTGACCGTCGCGCGTTCCGAGAGCCAGATTGCCTTTAACTTGGCCAGCGCAGCCGGGTACAAAGAGACCGGTCAAGTGGCAGAGGTTCTCCTGTACGACAATCCCGACCACGGCGATTACGACGGCGATGAGGATGGACTCACATGTCAACAGAGAGATGGCATGGTTGTCGCGCTTGACCAGGTGTCCGTCCACGCCAACGGCACCCACCCGAACTGTTCGCTGTCGATCGCGCCTATTTTGGCGAAACCGTTGGGAGAGGAGTAGATGGATCGCATCCTGAATAAACCCTACAAGATCACGCTCAAGCGGCAGGACTGGCCCGGAGACGACCAATCAGGGCCGCCCATGCAGACCATCGAGTGCGAACAGTGGTTCGATGCGGACGGCACGACGATTACGGACCGGGTGCGGATTGCGGAGTTAGAGGCGGCGGTGGCCGCAAGGAGCGCACAGCATGACGAAGGCAGCTGATACCGCGCCGGTGGGAACGAACGAGGCGGCGGAGGTCGTGACCATCTCGCGTGAGGAGTACGACGCGCTGCTGGCAGCAAAGGACGGCGGCGTGAACCCCGAACCGGCGTTCGAGGAGGGGCCGCACCTCGACGATCCCGAGCACCGGGCGCTGAAGCGGCAGGCGATGCGCGATGCGGGATTGACCCATGACGACGACCGGTTGACGTCGGATATGCGGAAGATTCTCCGCGAGAAAGGATAACGAGCGATGCCTCTCACGACAGGAGCGCGCGACCACATTGCATCAGCGATTATCGGAGCCGCCGTCACGGCATTTAACGCGGCAAACGCCTATCTCGGCGTCGGTGACGGCGTGACGGCCTTCGCCACGTCGCAGACCGACCTTGTGGGCGCCAGTAAGGCTCGCAAGGCGATGGATGCGACGTACCCAACGGCAGCCTCCGGCGTCATCACCGCGCGCTCGACCTTTGCCACAACTGATGCCAATTTCGCCTGGAATGAAGTGGGGTTCTTTAACGCGAGCACCGCTGGCACGATGTTGGTCCGCTGGGTGCAGGCGCTGGGGACCAAGACCAGCGCCATGTCGAGCCAGCTGACCGCCACGATTACGCTGAGTTAGGCCATGGCCGGTCCCTACACGCGGCACGCGGACGGCAGTGAGACGGTCGCGGCCGCGCATATCAACGAGCTCCAGGTCGGGATCGAGGAGCACGAGACGACGAAGGCCAACGCCTCGGCACTGACGGCGCATACGGGCAACACGACCAACCCGCATAGTGTGACGAAGGCCCAAGTCGGGCTGGGCAGCGTCGATAACACCAGCGATGCAGCGAAACCTATCTCGACCGCGCAGCAGACGGCCCTCGATGCCAAGGCGGCGGGGCCAGCCGCCTCGGTCGATGGGGAAGCCGTGCTCTTTTCGGGGGCAACGGGAAAGCTCCTCACGCGATCCGCCCTGACGGGGGTCATCAAAGAGACGAATGGCGTCCAGTCGGTGGCAGTCGGGACTGATCTTCCGGCGCACACGCACCCCTACGAACAGGTCCTCTACGCCAAGGTGATCGAGTCGGCCGACACTATCGCAAACACCACGGCGCTCAGCGTGTTTGGGTCAAGCTACGTGTTCACCGCCAACAGTCTCACGGTTGGCAAGGTCATTCGTGTCACCGCGAGAGGGTTCTACTCGACAGCGGCGACCGCCCCAACGCTCCTCCTGGCGGTCGCGCTGGGCAATGTCTATCTCGGAAACACAGGGTTGATTGCGTCCGTTGTTTCACTCGCCAATCGAGGCTGGGAGATTCGGTTAGAGTCGGTGGTTCGGTCGCTTGGCGCAACCGGAACGGTGATGTCGCAAGGGGTGTGTCGAAAGAACACGAGCACAACTGCCGCCCAGATCACCGATCTGGTCAATACGGCGGTCACGACGCTGGACACGACCATCGCCCGGCAGTTGGCGGTGCAGATCCAGTGGGGGACGGCAGCCACCGCGAACACCATTACCATGACTGAACTCATCGTGGAGGAACTGTAATGGATGGTCGAGACTGGTCCGAGTACGCCGTTGGCAGCCTCATTCACTACGCCTTCTCCGCGACCGAGCATCGGGCGGCGGTGGTGATCCGGGTCAACAACTGGACGACCGGCGTGCTCAACATGGCGGAATTCAACCCGAACACAGGTACCCCCACGGTTCGCACGAACGTCCCCTATGCGAACACTGGTGCGGCGGGAACGTGGCACTTCCGTCAAGACATTGATGACCGAACCCTGTAATGGCGACCTACGGCACCGCCATCTATGGCGTGTCGGTCTATGGTGTCTCCAACGTAGCTGTTGCCGCGAGCGACACGATTGCCATCGCGAGCAGCGAGTCCGCCTCCCTTGTCGTCACCATCGACGCGACGGACACCGCGACGGTGAGCAGTACCGAGAGCGGCAGCGTGCAGGCGGTTACGACGCTGACGGCGAGCGACACCGCGACGATTGCCAGTAGCGAGACGGCGAGCGTCCAGTCAGCACAAGTCGTCAACGCCAGCGACACCGCGACGATCGCGGCGACGGGGATCGCGGCGATTGCGGCCACCGTCAATGCGCAGGACACAGCGCCGCTAGCGAGTGCTGAGGTGGCGTCAGGGAGCGCGACTGTCAGCGCCAGTGACACGGCACCGCTGACCAGTACGGAGAGTACGGCGCTGGCGGCTTCAGTGGCCGCGACGGATGCGGCGACGCTTGGCGCATCCGGGGTCGCAGCGATCCTGGCGCTGGTCTCGGCGAGTGATACGGCGTTGCTGGCGGCGATCGAGGTCGCGTCAGTGGAGTCGGGGGCACCGGTCGTTTCGTCAGTCTTTCTCAGCGCCCGTCTCGTCGTCGATCCGTCCCTGTTCGGGGCGCTCCGGGTGTCGTCATCGTTGCGTGGGACGCTCGCGATATCATCGTCCTTGGCCGCGACCACGCACGTGACGGCCTCGCTGACCGGCACGTTGCGCGGTGAGTCGTCGTTATTCGGTCACATCGAGGTAGCACAATGAGCAAGTCTTGGCGCGTTGGAGAAACGGTCCGGGTGAGTGTGCGCGATCTGCTCCGCACGACGGTCGCGGGTGTGAGTTCACCCGTGACAAGTGGGGCGACCGTTACGCTGGCGATCATTGACAGCACTGGAGCGGTCCTCAGCTCGGCAACGGGTATCGCGACAGACGACGACTGGTCCGCCGAGATGACACTTCCCGCGACGATCGGGATCTACCGTGTCCGGGCCTCAGTCGTGGCCAGCGGCGCGACCTGGAAGGACCTGTTCGAGGTGCTCGTGTGGGGGGACACGTGAGCATCACGATGCTCCTGGCCCGCATTGCTCGCGCGGATGGGCGCCGCTGGGTCTCCTGCCCTGGCTGCGGCCAGAAGCTCGGTGAGATCGTCGGCGATCGACTCATCGTCAAGGCAGGTCACGCCCTTGCGCTGGCGATCACCGTGCGCAACGATCAGGAGGCGACCTGCCCGCGGTGCTTTGCCGTGAGCGTGCTGCGAGCGGAGGATGTGGCGTGACCGACAAGACCGCGAACGACCTCGTGTATGAATACCTCGATCGGGTGAAGTTCCATCGGGGGATCGACCGCGCCTATACCGACTGGCTGGTCGCGTTCGTTCGGGAGAACTTCCCCGACGTAGCGCCTGATGCCAACGTTGCCCAACTTGCCATTGAGCTTGACGATGCCCTTGACCACTGGGTGGTGCAGACAAAGCGGCGACTCGACAATGGTAAAATACGGGGAGAGGTCCGGCGCTAGTACGCCTCGCCTCCCCCCTAACCACTCTGCCGCTATAGGAGGCAAAGGGCTATGCCAAAGAGTACTTCAATCGTCATTGACATCCAGACTGCGGCTCGGTTCTGGCCAAAGGTTGACACCTCTGGTGGCCTAGACGCGTGCTGGCCGTGGATGGCATCACGACTTCCGGAACGACCAGGCAGCAACGGACCATTCGGGCATTACGGGAAGATTCGAGTTCGCCGCACAGATCGCCCCAGTTGGGATGTTGAATACGCACACCGAGTGGCGTTCCTCCTCTGTGTCGGGGATGTCCCCGACGGATTGCAGGTTCTCCACAGCTGTGACAATCCGCCGTGCTGTAATCCAAATCACCTTTTCGTCGGGACGGCGTATGCCAATGCCATAGACCGAGAAACGAAACATCGTCGACCTCGTGATGGTTGCAAGCGGAAATGGACTCGCGATCAAGAGCAGGCCATCTGCACTCGCTATCTGTCTGGCGAGAAGGTGCGATCTCTCTGCGATGGGGTTGGCGTGCCATTGGGAGCGCTCGGAGTCATTCTTCGTCGGAATGGCATTCAGCCCAACCGACGGAAGCCACTGAACGTGGCATCTGAGGCGATCTGCTAGACTAGCGGCAGACAACCGAATCAGGGCGAACATCACCCGCCCGACATGCTGAGCGCACACAAGCGCCGTGATGACCGGCTCCGAGCAGGGGCCAGCATCCGGCGCTTTTTTCGTGCTAGGCGGTGGTTGGGTGAACTTTTCGCTGGTTACGCCTCTGCTCCGACGGGGTCGCCCACCGGCAATTGTCCGGGTGGTATGGGCCATCGTTGTCGATGCGATCGATCGTGTGCTTGCATCGTCGGATGTTCTCGGTATGGGTCACAGCCTCTGTGTGGTCTGGGTTCACGCATGGCTTTTGATCGCACAGGTGATCGAGCGTCAACCCCTTCGGCACCGGACCACGTTTGCGCTCGTAAAAGACAATGTGCGCTTTTCGAGTTCGCTTGCCATCCCTCATGGAGCCATAACCGCCGCCGTCACTGGCCCCCTGCCATATCCAGCAGGGCGTCAGATATCCGCGATCTTCAACCGAGTACGTGGGATTGGTAAACTGGGGGAGCATGTTGGCCTCCTAAACAGGCTGATGTGCCACGCCGGGAGCGTTCGCGCGCTGCCCGGCACTCTCTATTTTACCAGAATCTCTGCGGTTACTCGGGCTGGAGGGCGAGCCTGATGGACCGCGAACAGACCTTTGGCCCCCGTCCCAAGAGCGACCGTCTCGTTGACGTTCGCGGCCACAACGGCAAGACACGCCAGATCGAGTTCCGTGCCTTTGAGGGCCGCGTTGACGCGGCAGCCGGCGGGTTCTCGGGCTATGCGTCAACCTATTGGAGAATCGACTCATACGGATCCGTCATCGCTCCCGGCGCTTTCACCAAGACGCTCGCCGAGCGCCGCGACAAGCTCCACGTCCTCTATCAGCACAACCCTGACTGGGCCATCGGCAAGATCGACCAGATCGAGCAGGATGAGGTCGGGCTCCGCCACGACTCCTCGGTCGTCGATGACGGCGCCGAGGGGACCGTCGCCCTCAAGCGGCTGCGCTTCGGCGTTCCGTTCGGACAGAGCTTCGGCTTTCGCACGGTGCGCGAGCGACCCGCCACCGAGGATGATCCGGTCGAATCCGGGGACACCACGCCGGAGTACTACAAGCGCAACCCCACCGACGTCTATGTGATCGAAGAGGTCAAGCTCTACGAGATCTCCCTCGTCACCTTCCCCGCGAATGACGCCGCCGTCATTGAGAGCGTCCGCGCCGAGACCGGCGCCCAGGCGCTTGCCCAAACCCTGGAGGACCTGCGCACCGGACGGCTTGACGCCGCTGGCCGCGCCCTCGTCTCACACCTCGTAACCGCCTGGCAGGACGCCGCGCCGGACGCTTCCACAAGCGCACCACGCACCTCCGACGAACAGGCACGACGCGACCGGGAGTCCGTCCTGGCCGCCATGGCCGCGTCCTGCGGCATGACCGTGCAGGAGATGTTATGCGCAGCCTGAAGCAGATCACCGAGGAGCTGGTCGTCGCGCACAAGCGCAACGCCCCACTCGCTCAGAAGTACCTCAAGGGCGGCCTAGAGAGCGACGAACTCACCCAGTTCCGCGCCAACAGCACCGAGCTCGAAACACTCCACGCCGAGAAGATCGACGCGGAGCGGTCGGAGGCTGATACCAAGCGTGACCGCGAGGCCGCGCAGCGGATGCTCGACGAGCATCGCTACCTCAATGAGCCGGCCGGTCGCCGCGTCAGTGGCGCCGTCGGGCAGGAGGATGGCCGCGAGTCGCGCGGTGAGGGTGTCCGACCGGGCGCCAGCATCGGCGAGCGCTTCGTCACCTCGGAGGAGTTCGCCCGCTACCGGGCCAATCCCCGGCCAGGCGCCTCAAGTGCGCCGGTCAACGTTGGCTCGCTCTATCGCGGACACGCCGATGAGGTGGAGCGGCGCCTGGGGCCCGGTCCCGACGAGGAGCGGGCACTGATCACCACGCCGGTCGTGGCGAACACGATCATCAATGACCGCCTCACCGGCATCTACGCGCCGGAGCTGCGGGAGTTACGGGTCCGGGACGTCCTGACCAACGGACGGACCGCGAGCAACGCCATCGAGTGGGTCAAGGAGACGGGTCGCACGAACGGTGCGGCCGAGGTTGCGGAGGCGACGAGCCTCGTCACCGGTCTGAAGCCAGAGTCGGGCTTCACGCTCGGCATCGACTCGACGCCGGTGCGGACGATCGCCACCCTGATCTACATCACCCGCGCCGCGCTCGACGATGCCGATCAGATGCAGACCTACATCGACCAGCTCCTGCGCCGCTTCGTCGCTGAGCGGGAAGATCGGCAGCTGCTGCTCGGCGACGGGGTCGCGCCGAACCTGCGGGGCCTGAATGCCACGCCGGGCATCCTCAACCTCAACGGCGCCTACTACCTGACTGGCATGCCAAACAAGCTCGACCGGCTGCGGCGCGCCAAGACGCGGATCCGCATCGCCGGTCGGGGCGCCGCGTCGGCGGTGATGCTCAATCCCAGCAACCTGGAGGAGTTCGAGCTTCTCAAGACGAACGCGACGGCCGGCAACAACGAGTACGCCCTGGCTGGGGGCGGCCCGTTCGGCGCCGGTATGGTCTCGCGGCTCTGGGGCATGACCGTTGTCGAGAACGAAGACCTGGCGGTCGATACCGCGTTCGTCCTCGATGGCCGGTTCAGTGTCGTGTTCGACCGGATGGATGCGCAGGTCTACGTCACGGACTCCAACCGTGACCTGTTCGAGCGCAACATCATCACCATCCTCTGCGAGTCCCGCCTGGCCCTGGCCGTGATCCGACCGGAGACGGTCGCCAAGGTCGACCTGGTCGGGACCGTCTAAGGAGCTTGAACCCATGGGGACGGGGCCACTGGTCAATAACCCGGCACGGGTCCCGTCCCTGTTGGAGGCGATCGATCAACCGCAAGCGGGTCTGCCGCGCGTGATTCATCCAATTGGGATGCGCGTGGGGCAGCCAGACACAGGAGTCAGCATCGTGGACACCCATGAGGGCTACATCGACATCACGGAGGACGCCACCTACGTCAATGACGCGGGCGACCCCTTCTTCTTTCCGGCCGGCCACAAGCTCTCGCCGGCGGAAGCAAGCCGCTTCCCCGATCTCGCGAAGCAGGTCGACGGCGGGCTGATCGTCGTCGCGGTTTCGGCGCGACCGGAGGGTGAGGTGCCGGACCTGGCGCCGACGGAGCTGGCGCGACGCGGTCTGCCGAGCGCGCCCGAGAACCGGATGGAGCCGTCGCCGGAGAACCGAACCGCCAGCCGTCGCCGCGCCACTGAGCCCACGGAGTAATCGACCGTCATGGTCATGCGCTACGCCGACTTGCCAGCGGTCCTGGCCCAACTAGAGCTCGTCTCCCCCGCCGACGCGACCAAGATCGCCCGCGCTGAGGCGATGGAGGCCGCGCTGGCGGGCATCTTCGACGATCGCGTGGGGCGCGTCTTCGGCGTGGCTGCCGTCGCACAGACGCGCACCATCTGGTCCAACGGCCTCTCGGCGGCGCTGCTGCTTCCTCCGCCCGGGATTCGGTCGGTCTCGGCCGTGTCGATCGACGGCGTGGCGGTCGCGGCGAGTAGCTACATGCTCTGGTATGTGCGACCGGATGGGGTCGCCCTCGCCCTGGCCCGGCTGGATGGCAACGGCTGGGGCGGTCAGGTGGCAATCACCGGCATCTGGGCTGACGCCGCGCTCGGGACGGCGATTCCACCCGAGGTCAAAGAGGCACTGACCTTCCTGACCGTCGAGCAATACCGGGCGGCGGAAGCGGGACCGACGCTGGCCACCGGACCGGACGGGCTACCGGCGCGACCGCGCAACCCCTGGAACTACGAGATCGTCCGGGGCGCCATCCGCAAGTACCGGCTCGAGCCGTCCCGGATCGGGGTCTAGCCGTGGAGATCGACATCGACGCCAGTCAGCTGCAGGCGTTCGGCCGTCGCTACCAGGGCGCTTCAAGCATCGTCAAGACCGAGCTTGGCGTCGCCATGGACCGGAGCACGCTCGCGGTCGAGGCGGGGGCCAAGAGTTACGTCGCCGTCGATACCCACAACCTCCAGCGATCGATCACCTCGGAGGTCCGGGCGATGGCCGGTGCCGTTCAGGGGTTGGTCGGGACCAACTCGCCCTACGCGCGCAGTCAGGAGTTTGGGCACCCGGCCGGGAAGATGCCGCCACAGGGCGTCCTCCTTGGATGGATGCGGCGCCATGGCATCGACGAGTCGTTGGAGTTCGTCATTCGCCGCAAGATCGGGCGGTCGGGCTACCCCGCCAAGCCGTTCATGCGGCGGGCGCTGGCCGAGAAACGACCGGCCATTCACCGCGAGTTCGAGCAGGTCGCTGCCCGGGTGCTTGCCAAGCTGCGGAGCCGCTGATGGGTCTCTCGACTGTCCTCACGGCGGTCCGTGATGCGGTCGCGCCCACAGCTGGCATCGATGGATCGGCCTTCTATCCGCCACCGACCACGATTGCGGGCATGCCGTGCGTCATCGTCGAGGCGGGTGAGGGACAGATCGACCAGGGCGCCACGGAGGGAGAGATCGAGGTCTGGACGCACACGGTCAAGCTCTCGATCTTCGCCTGCGAGGGCTACCGCAAGGAGATGTACGGGCAGGCGGTCGATCTGCTGGGCGCTGTGACCGCGCAGTTTCGTTCGCAGCTCACGCTCGGCGGGATCGTCGCCGTCTGCACACCGACACGCTACGCCGTGGGGCGCCTGACCTACGGCCTGGCTGAGTACACCGGAGCGACGCTGACGCTCAGCGTCGAAGAGAAGTTCGCTGTCGATCTACTGCCCTAGGAGGTGATCTCACCATGACCAAGTCGCGCCCAACAAAGTTGCACTACATGGCCGGGATCAGCCGCCCCCATGGGGAGTATTTCCCTGGCGTACCAATGCGCGACCTTGAGGCCGACGACATCGAGGCGCTCACTGATGAGCAGATGGCCGATGCGATGGCGACCTCGCCGGGCTATTCCGGTCCGCTCTACCAGGTGACCAAACCCGCTGCAAAGAGTGAGGCGCCGCCCAAGAAGACGGCGTCCTCTCCCAAGAAGGCGGCGAGCACGCGGCCCACTCCTACGAAGCCAACGTCAGCGGCGCCAGTCGAGCCGGATCCCGTTCCCCCTGATGCGCCCGAGGCGGCGCCGAGCGATCAGACCGGCGCCGCCGGAGAGCAGGAGTAGACCGTGCCTGGATATGCCAATGTCACCCGGCTGAAGCGCGTACAGGCCGGGTTGGAGACGACACGAGGGACGGCAGGCTCCGTCACCCGTCGCGTCTATGGCGCCGCGATGCTCAAGCACTCGCAGGACATCATCGAGGTGCCCGACGAGTCCGGCGACTTCTGGGGCGGCGATGTCATCGTCTCGGGCGAGGCCGAGGTTGGCTTCACGATCGAGGCCGTCTGCACGCATGAGGACCTACCGTGGTGGCTGGAGCTGGGGCTGAAGGGCGGCGTCGTCGCCGTCGCCGGCACCGGAACTCCGCTGCCCTACACCCGGACGTACACGCCGTCCGGCACCGTCGACGATCTCAAGACCGCCACCTGGGAGTACGGCTGGGGCACGACCGTCTATCGCTCGACGATGGTCGGGGTCCGAAACATGACGATCATGTCCAACCGAGGCGACGCCGTCTATTGGAAGATCACCGCCGATCTGTTCGCCCGTGACCTGGCGGCGATCGGCGCCTTCACGGCGGCGATCCCTAGCCGGACCCGTGAAGCGATTCTCGCCCGTGGCGCCAAGCTCTACATCGATGAGCCCGCTGGCACCGTCGGCACGACACAGGTGATCGGCAAGTACCGATCGTTCTCGGTGACGATCGACAACGGCATCGACTTCAAGCGGTTCGGCGAGTCGGACATCTTCGTCGCTCCCGACTTCGGACGCGGTCAGCAGGTCGTGACCGGCGAGATCGTGCTGGAGCAGGTGGACGACGTTGAGTACGCCAAGCAGCGGCTCGCCACCGCCCGGCGGATTCGCCTCGAATCTCTCGGCAGCATCATCAACGGCGTCGGCGCCACGCCGAAGCGGGCGCGGATCGACCTCGGTAACGCCTACTGGAACGCCCCAACCGAGGGCACCGCCGGCGAGAACATTACCCAGTCGTTTGGCTACGTAGCTAAACCAAGTGCAGGAGTCGCGCCGATCACCATCGAAAGCGTCACGGGACTGCTCACCCTGCCGTAGGCGCTGGCTGACCGCGTGATGGGCCGCCGGTGACGGTGTCGGCGGCAGGATCGAAGGAGGAACGGATGAAGGCGATGAACGGGGCGGCGATGAACCCGATGGACCTGGTGATGTTTCGTCCGACACCGCGCTACCGGTGGGTCACGTGTGAGGACCCCGACCTGATCGACGAGAGCGGTACGCCGTTCCGGGCGGAGATTCTGGTCTCACTCACAGGCGACCAGATCATCGAGGTCGGCAAGCCGGTGATGCCCTGGCGGGAAGCGGCGGAGCTGATGGCGCCGATGGTCCGGGCGTGGAACTTCGAGACGCCACCGCCGGCAGAGGCCGGGCCGGAGGCGCTCCTTGCGATCGACATCAGCCTCCTTGAGTGGGTCTGGTTACAGATTCGCATCGCCCGTTTCGGAGGACCGGAACGAAAAAACTCACCGACGCCTGCTACGCCGTTGGACGCGAAGCAGGCCGAAGACGAGGACGAGGGAGTGATCGTCGTCGCCTGACCGATGCCACCGCGACCGTGCCGCTGATGCTCTCGATCGCGCTCTCGGTGGACCTCAGCCCGCCACCGCTTCACGTGTGGCTCTATCAGCTCGATCTTGACCTCTGGCAGGAACTCATCGACGCGAAGGCAGCGTTTCTCCGGGGTCAGCAGGACGTCGAATCCGAAGCGAACGCGAGCGCCGAGCAACGGGCATTGACCGCGCAGTATCTCAAGGGCAACGAGGGATAGGGCATGTCGGATCGCGTTGAGGTCCTGATCACCGCCAAAGACAACCTCTCGCCGGTCCTGGCAAAGGCCGGGGCGAGCGGGACGAAGATGGGCGACCAACTCTCACGGTCAAGTAAGACCGCGTCGGCGGGGTTGCGCGATCTCGGCACATCGGCCAAGGCGACGGATGCCGATCTGGGGCGGCTCGAAGCCGAAGCGTCGAAAACGGGGTCGTCGTTAGACAAAGCCAAAGCCGGTGCCACCGCCTTCGGTGCGGCGCTCGGGCTCCTGACATCTGTGGCTGCGAAAGCGGGACAGGCGTCCGTTCAGCAGGCCCAGCAGATCCGCGCGCTCGACAAAGCCTACGGCGACGGCTCGCAGTCGATGCAGGACTTCGCCAAGCACATCCAAGAGACCACGACATTCAGCGATGAGCAGGCGCGGCAGGCGGAGATCACCGCCTCGACGCTGGCCCGAAACTACGGGCTGACGACGGAGCAGATTCAGGGGCTCATCACCGCCTCGGCCGACCTCGCCGCGGTGACCGGTATCAACCTCGACGACGCCGTGCAGCGCACATCCGCGGCTATCCGGGGAGAGGCCGAGTCCGCCGAGGCCCTTGGCCTCACGATGAACCAGGCGGCCATCGACCATGAGGGGTTGACCCTCACGATGAGTAACCAGGAGGCCGCCGCCTTCCGCCTTAAGGCGCTCATGGAGCAAAGCGCCTTCGCGACCGGGGCGGCGGGTGAGGCGGCGGCAACCACGTCCGGGAAGGTCCGCCAGATCGAAAACGCCTTCCAGGATGCGGCGACCGGCGTCGGTGGCTTCCTCGGACCAGTGGGCCAGGTTGCCGCTGAGCTTGCCCCGGTAGCGATCGCCCTGCCGGTGATCGGGGCCGGCCTCGGCAAGATCGCGACGCCTGCCGCCGCGGCTGGTAAGGGGCTGGTAGCGATGGCTGCTAGCTCCGGAGGCGTGGGAGCCCTTGGGACGGCGGTAACTGGCCTCGGGGCAGCGGCGATCGTGGCTGCCCCCGCCGTGATCGCCGTCGCGCTGGCGATGCACCAGGCAGGCGAGGCTGCGGCAACGTCCGACGCACAGACCGCCGAAGTCGATGCGCGTGTTGCGCAGATGGGCGAGGCGTTCCAGACCACGGGTGATCAGATTCTCGACTTCATCCGTACCTATCGCGGGGTGGACGTTGGGACCGTCGTCGGTGGACAGGCTGTTTTCCTGGCCGACGCCTTCGAGAAGTCGATCAACCTGACCGATGAGCAGACCGCGTCACTGAGTCACCTGATCGATACGGCGAACCCGACCGCCGAGCAGGTATCGGCGGTGACGGCGGCGATCTTTACCTTCAGCGAGGCGAACGCCAACGCGGCACAGACCTCACTTGAAACCGCTCGCGGCATGGTCCAGATCGCGACGGCGGCAAGCACTGCGAGCGCAGCCATCGCCCTCCACAACACACAACTTGGAAGCGCGAATCAAACGGCGCTGGAAACGGCGCGCTCTTCGGTTGCCATCGAGAGCGGCATCGCCAGCCGGGCAAAGGCGTGGAACGAAGAACAGGCGAAGATCAAGGTCGATCAACAGGCGATGCTCGACCTCGGCAACACGATGAGCACCGTGGCCAGGCAGACCGCCCTCGAAACCGCTCGATCTTCGGTCACGATCTCGGGCAGCTACCGCCTCCAGGCGCTTGCCGCGATGGAAAACGCGGGCGCGATGGAAGAGGCCGCGACGGCGCAGCGAGAGCGCCAGCGTGAGGCGCAACGGCTGGCGGTTGAGCTGACCAACACCTACCGCGATCAGCTCGGCGTGCAGACAACCATGCTGCAGTCGATCGTCGCGTTGGAGCGGGCCAGCAGCGGCGGTGGCACCAAGTTCAACGTCGATACCAGCGGCGTGGCGGAGCTGGCCCTCGGCCTGACCAACGCGGCAGTGCAGATGGACCTCAGCGTCGGGGTGATCGTCGGCGGTCTCGATGCCATTGGGCAGCGGAGCGAGGGTCTGGCAAAGACCGCGACCGATCTGGTGGGGGCGTTCGGCGAGTGGGCACAGATCGACGATCTCCTCGCCGCCGGCGCCGTGTCGATGGGGACGTACAACAGCGCCGTCGCCGCGGGCTATGCCATCCAGAACGACAACGTCGCCGTGCAGCAGGCGCTCGGTGGGGTGATGGCCCAGCAGCTCCCCTATCTGGCGCAGCAAGAGGCTGCCTATGCGGCCCAAGTCGCCCAGCTCGGGGAGCTGACGCCGGCGCAACAGCGCCTCGCCCTGGCGTACATGGACACCGGCGAGCAGGCCAAGATTCAGTCCGCCTTCGCCCTCGCCGCGTCGGCCAACATGGGCGAGCTCGGCGCGAACGGGAAGCGCGCCGCCGAGCAGATGATCGCCAGCTCCACGGCAGCCGATCCGTTCCTCAAGGCAACGCTCCTTGATATGGGGCTGATCAATGAGGGCGCGGACGGCACGATCTCGATCGACTACGGTCAGGCCAGTCAGGCCCACAGCGAGATCACCATCCTCACCGAGTCGATCGACGCCCTGATCACGACGCTGGGCGGCATTCCGCCGGCGCACGTCGGTATGGACGACCAGGAGTTCCACGCCAAGAACGCCGGCGTTCTCTCCGCGCTCGCGGTGACAAGTGGCACCACGGCGGTGCCCACCATCGATGGCAACCCGGCGCCGTTCGATGGCAAGAACGCGGCGGTGCTGGGCAACCTGGCGATCACGTCCGGCGTGGTGGCGGTGCCGACCTTCGATGGTAACCCAGCGCCCTTCGACGGGGTCAATTCCGGTGTCCTCGGCAGCCTGGCGGTGACCAGCGGTATCACCGCCACACCGGGGATCGATGCCATCGACAACGCCAGCGGCACGATCGCCAGCGTCTCGGGCCAGCTCTACGACATGGACGGCCGCACGGCCACGACCTACATCGACACGGTCTATCGCACGAGCTATGTCGCGGCGGGCGGTCGGTCGGGATATACGCCTGGGTATCAGCACGGTGGGGTCGTCTCCGACGATGACGGCATTGCACGCATCCCGGCGGCGCAGCACGGGCGAATGGTCATGGTCGGGGAAGCGGGCCGCGAGCTCGTCAAACTCCCAGGCGGCAGTCAGGTCATCCCCCACACGGCAAGCGAAGCCATGCTCTCGCGTGGCGGCGGTGACGCAGGCGGGATGGTCTTCAACAACTACGGCTCGGTGCAGTTTGTGGTCCCGAACGCCAACGTGGCCCGCGCCATCCAGCAGCAGCTGACCGGGATGGGCCGGGTCTGATGAAGATCCTCAGCTACGCCGATGTTGACTTTGCCGCGCTCGGGGTCGGCGCTGGTATCCCGAGTGACTTCCCCGGTTGGGATGTGCAGACACAAGAGCTTGCCCGGCCCGGTGCGCCGCCGGCGATGGCCGACAACCGGCTGGGCGCTCGTCCCATCCCCGTCGTCTTCACGGTCAAAAGCGGGTCGATCGAAACCACGTTCTCCGCGCTGCGTCGATCCCTGGCGCCGCTCGACCCATCCCCGCGCCGGATGGTTGCCCAGCGTGGGGATGGCTCCCTCGTGGAGATCATGGCGCGGGTCGGCCCCTGGGCCAAACTCAACACCAACCAGCTCCAGGTCACGTTCTCCGCCGCCGACCTCGTCTGGTCGCGTCAGGTGGCGCGCTCGGCCACCAAGTCGTTCTCGCGCAACGACGATCACTCACTCGCCGTTTCGGTCGGCGGTGATGTGGCCGTCGCGCCGATCATTCGCATCCAGCCGACGGGACAGCGAACCGGCTCAACCTCGGCGACTGGCTGGAAATACCGCCGGCGCCTGACGATCACCAACAACGCCACCGGCGGCCTCAACCGCTATCCGGTGCGGATCAACATCGGGAACACCGCCACGCTCGTCACGGCCGGCAAGGCGCGCAGCGATGGGTATGATCTGCGCGTCTGGTACAACGGCCAAGACATCGGCCGCCGTCTAATCAACTGGAACACGGCATCGACCTGGTTGTGGGTCACGATTCCCCGGCTGGCCACTGGCAAAACGGCGACGATCGCCATCGTCTACGGCAACGCCAACGCCGATCCTAGCCCCAACCCCGCCGGGACGGCTGACAATCCGATCTTCGATCTCGACAACTCCACGAATGCGCAATGGGCCTACAACGTCATTGAGACGCTCGCACCAGGAGGCGGTAATCGGGGGATCGGTGGGTGGTATCTGAGCAGCACCGATCGCTGGCCGGCTCGCGTCAGCTTCGATTCACCCGGCGGCTGGCAACGCGTGCTCACGCTCGATAACCCTGACAATCGCGACGACCTCAACCAGGAGCGCTGGAACACCTTTACGGTCACCGGCTCGACCTACTATCACGGCCGCTTCATGGCGCGTCGGCTGCGTGCCGACGCGGCCAACCTCAGCGACGAGGGCCTCGCGGACGGCGTGATGCTCTCCAACCCGCTCGGCATCATCAGCGTCTACGCCGATCTGCGCCTCTATAACAACAGCGGGCCAACCGGCACGACAACCGATCCGGGGATCGGCAAGGTCGTTATTCTGGCGCGTGAGAGTGGCGCCGAGACGTGGCAAAAGCTCTACGAGAACACGTCGGTGCAGGTGCCGGAAGTCACGATCGCTGCCGCGACCTATGCCACCGCGTACCCCTACGCCAAGCAGATCGCGTTTGCCGTCTGGCCGTATGGGGATACCGAGATTCCACCCGAAACCCCGGACTGGAAGCGCATCTATGCCTCGTGGTGGACGGCGCTGACCGTCAATCTTGATAGCTCGAAACTGGTCTTGAGCGGCCTGGGAGCCGAGACAGCCATCTACGAAGTCGGCACAATCCTCACCCTTGGCAGTCCCGCCACCGCGCCGTATCACCGGCTCTATGTCGGCGGCGCCAGCGATCGGCGGCTCGCGACCGAACTCAACCAAGTCCTCGTGCTGGATTGTGCGCGTCGCAGCTTGCAGGTCTGGGACTCGGGCCTGACCGCCAAGGTCGAGGACGCGCCGATTTCATCGATCGCGGCGTTCCAGGTTGACCCAGTGGACGGCGGGACGGTGGCGTATGTGCCGCGCGACTGGCTGCCACTGAAGCCGACGTCGCTCCAACTGATCACAAATCCCGACTTTGGGACGGACCTGACTGGGTGGTCGGTCGTCAATACGGCCGCTGGCGTGGGCGTGAGCTGGTCGGTCGATACCGTGACCTACGAGGTGGGGCCGGGCGCGGCGCGGGCGATCATCTCAACGAGCACGGCGCCGATCGGGATCGCGACGAGCATCCTCAGTGGGACCAAGCTGCCGGTGGGGCCGGGCGATGCCCACCATGTGGCGGCGGCGGTTCGCACCAATGCCACCGGCGTCCGGCCTCGGCTCGGGATCAATTGGTATCGCGCGAATGGCACCTTTCTCACCGGCGCGATGGAGTCCTCGTGGGGTCCGACGCCCGATATCTGGTATCGCCGCGTCTTTCAAGCAATTGCCCCGGCAGAGGCGGCAACAGCCCAGGTCGTGATGATCGTCTATGGGGAGGCGGCGGGCGGGACTGGCACCGTGCGCTTTGACAGTGTGAGCTGGGACGAGAACGAGTTGATCGTCGAAGACCCCGCGCCGGGGACGGTGCAGGTGACGGCGGTTTGGACGGAGGGTGTGCTGTGAGGACGTTTAGCCGTCAAGCCTTGGCCGACGCTATTGTCGAGCCGGGGATCGGTCCGGTACGCGCGCGTGATCTGCTGGAGGCCATCCGCGACGATCTCGTCGGGATGACCCAGTGGCTCGTCTCCCCGGCAGGGCAAGGGGCAGACGAGGCGTCCTGGTTGGCGGCGTTTCCGTCGATCCGTGGTGCGCTTGGAGCCCAGGTCTCCGATGAGGTGACGGCGCGGGCGGTGATGCGCCTCGTCGCGACGATGGGCGATGGCGAGGTTATCGGCTAGCGATGTCGCGAATCGCAGGGACGGATGCGGTCATCATGATCAGCGAGCGCGGGGGTGCCGGCGGCGTCGCCGTTGCGGTCGCGGACGTGCGCGCATCGTGGGAAGACTCACGAGCCGGTTCGTTGACCTGTGCCCTGCCGGCCCGTGACCTGATCCGCGCCGGTGCGCCAGTCCCGTTTGTGAGCTCCTGGGTCAACTACACCCATCCCAGCGCTGGACGGTGGGGCGGCGTGATCACCGCGACCGACACCACCGATGGCGTGACCGAGATTGTCGCCGAGAGCTATCACGTCCTCCTACGTGGCCGTCTCTCGGCGCGCCGCCAGCGTACGGCCATGGCCTCAGCTGGCGCACTCTTCATCCGCGCCCTCTCCGATGCCGGACGGGCCGATCCGCTCTGGGTGACGATCGGCGACGTTGACGAGGATGGACCGCTCGTGCGCGTGGAGTGGCGGGGGGCGGATCTGTACGAGAGCGTTATTCCGGGCCTCGCGGGCGAAGTGGGATACGCCTGGGACGTGACGGCAGACCGTGTTGCCCGGTTCGTGGCGCGACTCGGTGAGGATCGGCGGCCATGGGTCCTTCTGGCCGAGCCACGACACATTGTCAACTCGCGCTATGCGGTCGATCTCTGGTCGGTTCGCAACAGTATCGTCGGCGTGGGCGGTGGCTCGACCTATGACCGAGCGACCTATTTCCAGGCCGAGGATGTGGCGAGCGTTCGGACCTATGGCCGCATCGAAGGCGAGCGCCAGTACCCGACGCTCTCGGACAAGACGACGATCGAGACTCGCGTTCGCCGCGATCTGCTGCAGACGAGTGCACCGACGCCGGCGATGGAGTTGACCCTGGTCGATACCGACCACTGCTTTGCCTGGTTTCGCGAGGGCGACACCGTCTCGGTCGAACTCGGCAGCGCCGGCGTGCGCGACAGCCTGCGTGTGACGAGCCGCGCCCTCGATACCGTCGCGGGGACGCTGACGATCTCCGGCAGCGCGGAGGCGGTATGAGCGAGCGGCAGAACCGACTGATCGACCCCATCGATCGGGCCGCGACCTACGTCTCCCGGCAGGCGGGCCTAGTCACGATCCACGACGAGCGTCGCCGCGCTCAAGCCGCCGAGCGATTCGCGGTCGATACGTCGAGTCCCGTTGGACTCGTGGCCGCACTCGATACGCTGCCCGAGGCAGGACCGACCTGGTATCGGCGGTGGGTGCTGATTCGTGGCGGACCAGGAGTCGCCGACACGCTCTATGCCTGCCAAAAGAACGCGGCGGATGCCTATGTCTGGGTAGCGACTGGGTCACTTGGCTACACCCCCGTCAACAAAGCCGGGGACACCATGACTGGCACCCTCACCTTCTCAGGCACAGCGGGTATCGCAGCCTCTGGCGGGACCGTCAATGCCGGGACGCTGCAACAGGGCGGGGTGGGGGTCTCGCTCGCCACGCACAACCACGACGCCGCCTACGTCAACGAGAGTGGCGATAGCATGTCCGGCGGCCTGACGATCGCCGGCCTGCTCAATGCCTCCCAACTGATCGCTGATCCCGGCGTCAAGTTCTACTACGGGAATCTGAACGCCGGGATCACCGCCTCAACGGCCAACATCACCGCCTACGTTGACGCCATTACCGTCAGTTTCACGCTGCCGACCGGCACTTGGCGGTTGTACTGCTTCTGTTGGGGAACCTATCGCAACAGTGTCGCCGCCAACGGTGCGACGCAACTGATCGACGTGGGCGGGACGCTCTCAGGTGCGACGACGAATACCACCGATACGGCAAACGATCGCGTCACGCTGATGAGCAGTCTGGGCGTGCTCGGTCTCACCGGAGCGCGGACGGTCAAGGGGCGCTACCACACGTCGGGTGGTGGGACAGCCTTTGCCGAGAACAGCATGCTCGTTGTCGTCGCGGTGCGGACCGCGTGACGAGGCGATGAGCGGTGGACTGGAGATGACGACACGATTCCGGAAGGCAGGGCGATGAGCCATGGACCCGGCGCTGATCTATGGTCCAGTGGGGGCGCTGGTCTGCCTCGTCTTCGCGGTGGCGTGGCTCAACACCGAGCGCAAGGTGGAGCGCAAACGTGGGGACGATCTTCAGGCGAAGCTCGACATCGCCAACGTCGAAATCCGCGAGCTGGCGAAAGAGGCGATTGTCGCGATGCGACAGATCGGCAGGCCGTCATGATCCGAGAATGGATGTGCTGCGTGTTCCCCTTCCTCCGGTGCAGCCCGACATCGCTCGAGACGCCGGAGATCGACGAATCACTCCAGATTGCTCGCGACGTACGAGACGTCGCCCGGTACGTCAAAACAGTCGGCTCGGTGCCAGTCGAGCGACTCGACGCCATTGAGCGTCGGCTGGACAGCACGGCGCCACGTCAGTCGCGATCGATCATCGGCAATGTGATTGCCGATCGACCACGGGAGGACCACGGGGCATGACACCGCACGAGGGTATTCGCGCCGTCATCATGGCCGGCCTGGCGCTCGTCTTCGGAGAGATGGCCTGGCGGGGCTGGCAGGACTGGCGATCTGACTTTCTAGACATCGGGGAGTGGCGACCCTGGGTGCGGCGCGTGGGGACGAATGGACGATGGCGCACCGACCTCCTGGTCGTCGGCATCTTCGCGACGATCGCCACGACCTCCGCCATCTCCGCGGTGACCCTTGCGGTGGGCGGATTTGTCGGGGCCGCGTCACTGACGACAGCGCTCCTGTTCGCATTGATGGTGATGGCGTTTGCGCTCCGCCGCTCGGCCACCACTGAGCGGCGCATTCGGGGGGTAACGGCCAGCCAGCCCAGCGTTCAACAGGCGAAGGCGCTCGCGAAGTCCGCCGCGGAGACCGCAAAGCAGGCACACCTCACCGAGACCGAGGCCCACGAAGCCGTCGTCGAAGCCGAACGCCATCACGAGGGAGGGACAACCCCATGACCCCGGCACGACTCTTCGCCGTTTTGCTCGTCCTCATGATCCTCGTGCTGGTGATCGCGTGGCCGGTCGCCAGCCGGGTCAGTCAGCCACAGCCGACGGCGACCGCCACCATCCCGAGCATCGGTGGCGATGCGACGACCCAGGAGTGGGAGCCATGACGATCTCCCTCGCCACGCCCTACCGCACGATTGGAGACCTCCCAATCGGCGTCTGGCAGCGGGTGCTGTCGCCGCTCTCATCGCCGATGCTGCCCACCCTTGCGGACATCGTGAAGGCCTCATCTCCCCACGGCGCTCTTGGCTTGACTCAGTCGGTCAAGGAGACGACCGCCGGGAGAGACGAGACCGCGAAGCAGACGTTCAACCCGCTTGGCCTGATGGTCCGGCCTGGATCGACGGCTCCCTACATCGTGACGAAGGATGGCTACCACCTTCAGAAGTTCGGCTCGTGGGCAGCCGCGGCCGCGGAGTTCTCCGCGCGGCTTGACGCCTCGCCCTACACCGAGGTTCACACGCTCGGCGAGTACATCGATCTCTACCTGCTCGGATGGTTCCCGGACGGACCACACGTCTATCCGCGCGGAAACACGCCGGAAGATCGCGCGCTCTACCAGTCGCAGACCGTCGAGCGGCTCAACAGCTATGGAGCCGGAGGAGGAACGCCGGTGCCTGAACCGAGTTACACGGTGCCAATGCGCACCGCCATCATCCCGAAAGCCAACCACAACCGACCCGGGGATCCACTCCTCTCGAACGATCTGTGGATCACGGTCCACGAGACGGCGAACACCGCGCCGACCGCGACCGCCGAGATGCACCGCGGCTTCGTCTGGAGTGGTGGCGGGCCGGAGACGGTCTCCTTTCACTTCGTCGTCGACGACTTCGAGGTGATCCAGCTGCTCCCGCTCAATGAGCTGGGCTGGCACGCGGGAGACGGGTGCGACGAGCCAGCCGCCGACGATGGCTGCTTTCGCTCAGTGGCGATTGAAACCTGCGTCAACAAGGACGGGCCGGGCTGGGACAAGGCGTTCAAGAACCTGTGTTGGCTCATCTCGGAGCTGATCCGCAATCCGTCGCGGTTTCAGGGCGGGACCGGCAAGCGATTCTCCCAGGCGAAGATCGCACCGCATAGCAAGTGGATGCGAAAGGACTGTCCGCATCGCATCCATGAGCGCGGGCTGTGGGATCCGATGCTCCGCCAGGTCGCGGCCTTCCTGAACGTCGCCCCGCAGCCGGCGCCAAAACCCCAGCCATCGAAGCTCGACGCGGTGAAGCTGCCGGAGGGCGTGACTCCGGCCATGCTCGCGGCTCGGTTCGGCCCTCTCTTCGATCCGAACGGGGAAGTGACTGTGATCTGGGCGGAAGAGGGATCACGCACGGGTCGCTTCGCCAAGCTCGAACACGTCGACCCGCCCGGTCCGGTGCGGACGTTTGACTTCGCCGACGGTCTCCTCGTCATCTCCGATAGCAAGGGCGTTCGCATCGCCCGGAGGGCTGCCTAAATGCCAATCACGAAGCCATCTCAAGAAGAGGCGCACAGTGCCGCGCGAGAACTGTTCGACGGTCAGCACGGCATGGGGCTCATTCCGAACCCTCCCGATCCCCGCGATTATCTGGTCGCATCCAGCCCTGACGCCATCCTGCCAGAGACGCTCCGGCACGAGATCGTCAGTGCGCCTGACCTCTCGCGGTCGTTCGGCGTAAAGGCCCGCGACCTGCCGCCGATCTGGGATCAGGACGGGGTCGGTGCCTGTGCGGCCTACGCCACCGATCGCCTCGTCTGCCATGCCCGCAAGCGACAGGGCTTGCCCTACGTGGAGCCGTCGCACCTCTTCACCTATTACAACGCCCGGGCGCTCTACGGGCACGAGGCGGAGCTGCACGACACCGGGTCGGCGCCAAGTCTCTGCCTCGAAAGCGCGCGCAAGTACGGCATCGCGCCGGCGACCGATTGGCCATTCGACCGACGCAAGGTGGTGGTCAAACCCAGCGATGCGGCCTATGTCGACGCCGAGCTGCATCAGGCCCTCTCAACCTGGATGATCCCGGACGGTGACGTCGCCGCGGTGCAGGCATCGCTCATGGACGGCTGGCCCGTCATGGTCGGGCTGCCGCTCTTTGAGAACTTCGGGACCGATGAGAAGGGTCTGGTCCCTGGGCCGAAGGGCAGCATCCGTGGCTATCACGAGGTCACGATCCGCGGGTGGCGTCCCTGGTGGGGCGGCTGCTTGGCCACGGACAACCAGTGGACAACGGCCTGGGGGAAGCGCGGTCGGTGCTTCCTCCCTGTCAGCTACGTCGCGGAGCATGGCTTCGCGTTCGGGACCGTGCGCGCCGTCGAGAACGTCGCAATGCCGGGAGGTCTGCTATGAGTAAGCGTAAACCTATCGAGTTCGTGGACTTCCCCGAATCGCTCCATCCTGGATTCGGCCCATTCCGGGCCATTTGCCGTCACGTCGTCGACGGGGACACCGCGGACTTCGTCGTCGATGTCGGCCTGAACCTGTATCCCTTCATCACCATCCGTTTTCTGGGCATCAACGCGCCGGAGACGAACCGTGCCGAGAGCCGGGAGGCCGGACTCGCCGCGAAGGTTCGGCTTCAGGAACTCGTGCCACCCGGGACGCCGGTCATGCTCGACACGAAGCCCGACCCCGATAGCTTTGGCCGCTACTTAGCGGTCATTCACACCGTCGATGTCGATGACGTCGGCGCCGTCCTCATGGCAGAGGGGCACGCCGTGCCCTACGAGCGATAGGAGCATCCTCGTGGACAACATCACATCCGATCTCGCCAAGTGGAGCGCCCTCGTCGCGATGATCGTGCCGTTTGTGGCCGCGTTTTTGAATCGCTCCGAGTGGTCGCCGACCGCCAAGTTCATCGTCTTTGCCATCGTCTGCGCGATCGCCGCTGGGGTGACGACCTATCTGCAGGGCGGGCTTGAGCTCGGTCGCGATCGCTTCGTCAGTTCGTTGCTCGTCGTGGCGACGCTGGCAAGCGCCTACTACCGGCTCTGGAAGAAGCCCGTGCAGGCGGTAGAAGAGGGCGCGAACCTCTTTCCAGCACCATCCCCAACTCCCTAGCTTTCGATCCTGTCCGCAACGATTCCGGGCAGTCCTGCTCCGGCGCTCACGTCCTCGTTTCGATTCGAGCCCCATCCTTCGGGCGCGTCTGCGGTAAGGGCGATCGGGCCGGTGATCTACGCTAGGCGCCTCGGTGAAAGCCGGGGCGTTTGGCGTTCACGGATGCCGCACGGATTGATCGCGATTCCGTGCGCTTCCTGCTCTCGGTCTGTCCCGGTCATGCCCACGATATCCCCATATGCACGCCTGATTCTCGCTCATGGCGAGACCGTCACGGCTGCCCGTTCGCGTCCTCGATCGTACGCCAACTATTACACCCCGCGGCCCCTGTCCGACAATGCGTCCGGCGGTAGGTGGGCGGCCCACGCCACTCATAGCTGAGCTGATCGCCGACCGGAATTGATCAGG